AACACAATGTCTAAGGGGCTAATACGAACCAGCACAGGCCCTACGAAGTCAGCTACACGTTCACCCATGTAGTCCTTATAACGTGCCTCAAACGAAGGCATAGCAAAGGCATTACCTTTATCAATGTAGGCATAGAGCAAACGACTGATGGTATTTCTAAAACCACCTTCTCTTGTCTTATTCTCCATGTAAGCTTGGATAGTTGATGCTACGGACTTCTTAGCTGAGTCCTTATCGTAAGCCAACCACTGTAGCCACTTATCATTAGGGAAAAGAGAGCTAAGGTAGTTAGCGTGTAAATTATCCCTAATCTGTGTAAGCTTAGGTAGGGTAGTCTTGTGGGTCCAAGGAAGTGTTTGGTTAGCTGTAGTTGTTGTATCCACCGCGAAGATGAACTTGTCAGTCTCTGACCAAGCAGCTACCTTTTCAGCCCTATTGTTATTCCAATTATCCCAGAGATTACCAATCCATTCTGCTGGGTTCTCTCTGGCCATATGATCCCGTATCTCTACGGTCTTCTTACTTGCGGTTGCCATTAAGCATACCCTCCGAATCTACTTTGTATATGAGTCTTACCAGATGGAAAGAAATCCCTTATGGCATCTCCTCTGCTCCTAGCAGGTGCAACAGCTATAGTTACAGCAGAGGCTAGGGCATCTTTAATATCATCATGTCTTGGCCTAGATAAGACTAGCTCATCTTCCAGTACAGGAGTCCAACCACCTTCGTTGTGCCAGACTTCCATATTCTCATACCTGTGCTCTAGAGCCGCAGCAATACGTTCTTCCTTACTGCCCTCAGCCTTAGATGGCCTGTACTCGTCCACAGAGAGCCGTAGACCGTCCTTACGGACGTGATCCTTAATAGACTCCACAATTGTCTTCTGAGCCACTGTAACCTCAGCCTGGAGCTTCTTAAAGCCCCACTTAGAATGCAGTATGGCAATGTGTCTGAAGTACTCGATAGTTTTGAAGCTTTTGAATCTATCAATATCTAATACATAAATACGCTTATCACAATCAATACCCATAACGACAATGGCAGTGTAATCTGCTTGTTTACGAAGAGAGAAGGCAAAGTCAATAGCTGCATAAATGTTTAGCCTCTTACCTGAGTAATACCATACACTACCCTCTTTCTTAAGGTAACGTGGGTTATAATATTGAAACCTATCTCTGCTTATCCTGTCTGAAGCTGGGTCATTTGGATCATTATAATATTGAGCAAAGAACTGTACCGTGTCTGAGTATTCAGCTCTGATACGCTCTAACACTTGCTTATTAAAACCAAAAGCTTTACCATCTGTTCTAACAACACGAGGCCATATGAATAAGTCATCTACCTCAACTTTATATTCTTCAATTTCCCATACCTCTTCCTCACCCAGAAACTCCCCATCTTCTGAATAGTTACGAAAGACTTGGTCTTTCCATACAGCATAGATGTCAGCAGGGTGGTATCGTGTACCACAAGCTAGGGTAAAACCACCAGCATTACGAATAGAAGTAAACTGAGAAGCTTTCTTACTTACTGAGTCTCTACCATCTTCGGTGTAGGCATTCTCTGGGACAACCAAATCATCTGCGATAACAATGTCAGCGTGCCAACCAGTAGTGTTAGTAGTAAGCCCAGCAGCAGAAATAGTTGCATCTCTAATACCCTCTTCTTTACGTTTTGGGTGGTCAATAATAATACGAGTAGAGGACCACTTATCTCTTTTACCTACATCAGGTTTAATATATTCAGGCCAATATTTCTGGAACTGTGTTCCATCTAAAATATTTTTAATATCGTAAAGCTGAGTCTCTGCTAGATTAGATGTAGCTGAGGTATATAGAATAGTAATCTCTGGGTGGCGGGTAATAATCCACGCACACCAAGTAGCAACCATATGTGATTTTAGGTGTGCACGAGGAAGCATAATAAGTTTATTGTTGGTTATATTATCTTCCATACCATATAGGTTGTAAGTCTCTAACCACTTATATATTTCTCTATGAACACTGCCATACATATAACCAGGGTTAACCAATTTGGCAAAGAAGTAAAGGTCGTTCATAGCAACTTCCCTCACCTCCTTAACTGAGTCAGGCATGGCATCCAGTTTCTTATTAGCGTCTTTCAGCCATTGTTCCATATTACTTCTTTCGTTTAGTCTGGAAGAATTTTAAAGCCATTAAGCCACTGCACCAACATCGCCTGAAACAACCCATGTGTCTGTGGCGATTTTCAGAAGTCTAACAGTTCCATATTGCAAGGACATAGCCCCAGCCCCCGCGCTCACGCCGTTCAAGGTCACGCCTGTAAGTGCCGTAACTGTTGTAACACCAACACCCGTTTGTGTTACTTCCACAATTGAGCCTATCTCAAAACCTGCTTGGTTGGCATTAGTGTTAATCTGCAAAGTATTCGCACTTGCACGATTTCTAACCACCGAATAATGCCTATCGGTAGCGACGATTGTATAGTTAGTTCCGGTCTGCTCATTCAAGGACGACGCTGCATCCCCAAAGATAACCCCTTCCGGTAATACAACATTAGGCAACTGTGCCATAGTTGGAGCACCGGACATATTTGCCGCGCTTATTTGAGAACTGCCTGAGACGGTCAACGATCCTGTGAATGTTCCGCCTTCGATAGAAACGATTGACCCACTGGTGGATTCAACGTCTACGCCAGAAGCACCTTGCGCGTCCACATGCCCACCACGAGTAGCTCTAATAGATAGGCTAGATGGAGTTGTCAAAGTTGCTAAACGTGCATTTACAATGGCACCCTCGGTTGAGGAAATACTATCTGACCCTGCGCCTGTCATAGACCCAGATTTTACATTAACCACTGCAACCGCCTCTGCGGATATCGCATCACCTGCACAGTTATTAGCTACGACAGAGGGCGCGTGGACAATACCGCCTATAGCGTGAATACCATTAATTCCAGAATTGGATACATCAATCCCGTTGGCGGAGCAATTAGCTCCAGATACTTTCAAACCGTTCCCTACAGACCCTGTTGAAATAACAGCATCAAGGTTACAATTCGCACCGCTGTCTAGTTCGATATTATCATTTACTGTTGAGTTTGAAAAGTCAGCTCCGTTTGCGTTTGCAACTGCTCCACCACCCATACCAAGACCACGACCACAACCTGTCGCAGATGCGCTACGAATTTGGGCAACAGCCATATTGCTGATACGAATGCCAGTATTTCCAGCCCCGTCCCACGTTGTCGAGTGTGCGTAAACAGTGGCGGAACCAGCCGCATACAGTCCACGATATGTAGCATTCTTACAACCAGCGGAAGTGCCTTGAAAGCCGATAACCGCAGATGAGCCCTCTGCGATATAAAAGCCTGTCTGCTCTCCAGCAACGCCCGTTGTGTCCATATTGAATAACACCCGAACATTCGGCAGGTAAGCGCCATTACGTGCTGCCCATGCAGGGAAGACACCGCCGCCAGCGCCTTCAGTTAAGGCCGAGCGAGTAATAGTGACCTCTGCATCTACAGAAGTAATCCTAACAAAGGCCAGATTGATATCTGATACAATAACTTGCTCCGCCATAACGAAACCAGTCAACAGGCTTATAGCTACTGAGACACCAGCTTTTTCATAGAAGGGCAGGAAGTGTGAAATATATTTCAACGCGTCGTTTATGGTTGTGAAGTCACCACCAGAGCCAACTGTTATAGAAGTGGCTGGCGTTGCAACAATATCCAAATGTACAGGCGTTCCAGCCGAGTTTTGCACATCACCATCAGAAGTTACTACTTCATATATAAACCCACCAGCCGATACATAATCACCAATTGTGTAATATGTTAAATCTCTAGTATCAGTTAAAAGTGCAGCGACAGTTTTAAATGTATATTTAATATCAGTTGCAAGTTCAAAGAGTTCAGATGTGGTTACATTAGTCCCACCCAACTTAAGTGCTGAAGTGTTTAAAGTTTTTACATTTAGGATGTCGTTGGAATCCATATCCAGGTCAGCATCCATATCATTAGGAGTTTGACCTGAACGACTTACTGAATCAGCTAAGGCAGCTTTAATAGCCTCGAAATTATCATTAATAGCAGCCCTATTATAACCGCTAGATACGTCTGTTATAGTTACATCAACTGCCATAAAGTCAAACCTCCAGTTTTAGTTTCGTGTGGAAAACAAAGTTTTCTCATTTACTTAGTCTCCCTATAAGACTCAAGAAGAGTTACATCTTCGTTAAATTCTTCCATTGTTTTCTTCTCTTGTTCAATGGCATTAGTAAGGTCTTCTTTAGAAGGTCTACCAGCTTTCTTAGCTTCCCAACCCCTGTCATTAAGCCACTTACCTGCTTGATAGCTACCTTTCTCGGCAGCATCAATAATGGTTTGTATTCCTTCAGATCGAAGCATAGCACTAAGTTCTTCTTCCCACTCTACAACATGTCTACCAATAATATTATTGTTCTTGATACGTTGCCAATGTTTCCAATCAAAGAGGCACTCAGTTGCAAATAAATATTGTTCTGGGTCTCTCATCTCAAGGAACTGCTTCTTCAAAGATGGGTAGGTCTTACTTTTGTAAATCTTATCTTCGCCATCTAATGTGAATACAGCTAAGTCAGTATTATAACCTAACTCCAAGAATAGACTCTGTGTTATGTACCTATTCTTCTCGTCTTTAAATAAAGACTTATCTACTTTGTTCATATTATCAACCTATATTACAGGGTAGCCATCGGCTGCCCATGAATGGAATTTATCTGTAAGTGTGCCGGAGTAACCTTTAGCTTCTAGATAATTCCACCAAGCATCATTTAGTTGACCGTTATAGCCTTCTGCTTCTAGGAACTTCTTTTCTCTCTCATTTATTTGACCTGTGTACCCTTCGGCACCCAGAGTATCAAATACATCGTTCTTATTAAAAGTCATAATAGTCCTTGTCTATACTATAGACGTTCAGGACCCTTCGGTCCTTCACGGCTACTTCTTCGTTCAAGTTCTCTCATCTCCGGCTCTGGGCCCTTGGAGGGCCCTAGTGGTCCTTTTTACGAAAGCAGTAAGCGGAGGCATTAAAATGTTAATCGGAGGTATAAGTCCAACTCTCATATTTTTTGGAAAAAACTTTTGAGTTGCTATGCAAATAGAAACCCCGACCCTGCCCCCCTTGGGTGGGGGCGTTAGCCTATCTCTCCTCCGAAGTCAACTGTATTAATCGTTAGGCATCACGTTTTCTACTTAGGTGTGTCCTGTTTGCAACAGGTTAAATGCTAAGTGGTTGAAAAGCAAAGGCTTTTCTTTAGGCAGGGTGATTAGTTGTAACCAAACGCTTCGCGGCCCTTGATATTAAGTCTTATATGCTTATTCGCGTACGCTTGTGCGCGTGTATGCGTATGCGTGTACGTGCCTGCGTGGGCAGGCGTGGGCGCATGTGTGAGGGCTTATGAGAACATAACGAGAATACCCCCTGAGAGGGCCATACAAGCTCATATAGGCTGATTAGGGCAGTTAAGCTATGTTAGGTCATATTATTCTACATCACGCTTTGTACACATTTGTTCTTTGTGTGTTCACTATCGGTTCTATACATGTTCTCGTTTTACAACCTGCAATGGTTCTCACTAATTGTTACAACGTATTTACATTGCATTAACTAAAGTTCACGCGTGTACATGTGTGTGCATGGGCGTGACGTGTGTGCGTGTCGCGGGTGATGCGCGTGTGCCCGCCTTTTCAATTCATATATACAAGCTAGTTGCGAACCATTCTCACTCATCACAAACGCGTGATCAAATGTTACAGGGGTTTACAAGGGGGTTGTGTTCTGGTCTAAGGGTTGCAATCACTACGTTATCGGGTTTCCAGTCGGCCTTGCGCCCTTAACCCTCGCTCTTTATCCCGACTAGGCGGTTATTGCCCTAGCCATAGGTT